CCACCACCACCATCTCTATCATCTCCTGTATCACCAATAGGAACAATTGGGGTAGGAGGACCTGGAAAGCCCGGCCATGGCAAGCCCGGATCAACTGGTCCCTGTCTAGGATTAGGTGGGTTTGGATTTCCGGGTCTAGGACCAATTGGTTCTAATGGATCACCGTCACCCGGATCGATGGGCGGTTCATAGGTATATCTAGGTACAACTATAATAGGTCTACCTGGGTCTGCAGGGCTATCATTTCCAAACCATCCTGGCGGGGTCCAAGTACCTGTTTCTGACTCTCCGGGTCCTGGTACGCCGTTTTCTATTCCCGGCAGTGTACCATTAATCATAAGTTCTTTGGTCTCTGTCACCCCGAGGGCACTGCTGAGATTATCTTCGACTGGTATGCCTATTCTATCTAGTCTAGTTTTATTTCTTTCTGCTCTCATCATACCTATAACCGCTTGACCACCCAATGACTGCGTATTAGAGATTGCTTCTAGTGTTTGAGCATTCATGTGAGGTTTTGTATCGGCTGCATATCCTGGAACTGAATCAATAAAAGTAACTTGTGTATTAGGATATTGATTTGTAAAGTGATCTTTGGGGATTTCTACAGGACCTAGGGCTGTAAAGCGAGTTCTTTGTTCTCTTGTCAAACCTCTACCTAATTGATTCCATAGACTAATTAAAACCCTGGAGTCATAGCTCCTTCTAACATAAATAGAAGCAATTTCATCATTCCCTTGTTCTATATAGTTACTTGTTACAATGTTCATTGGTTGAGGCCATCCTACTTGAGTGGTAAGATTCTTTTTTGACGTAGTAGTTATTGGCAATTGAGGTATTCTAACAGAACATTCACCTCTTCTTCCACTAAGTGTTCCGGGAGTATTTCTGCCGTTGCCCGCCGGGTAGCCGCTCGCTTGCACAGGTAAATTTTCTACGGGAGGACGTTCAACTGTACACAATATTAATGGCATGTTTTGATCTACCCAGGCAGAACTTCTTGGTGCCCCTACAGGAGTACGAGGAGGGTTGTCTAATGTGTCTTGTCCCTTTAAATCTTCCCAGTTAGATTGAACTACATTTGTGATCCAGCGTGTTCTTCGGCTAGGAGGAGTTCTCCAAGAAACTCTGCCGAAGGTACCGCGTCCCAATGATTTGGCTGATCGATCATCAGTACCTATGCCCGTTACAGAAGGACTTCGAACAGAAATTCTTAATCTGTTTTCAGGAAGAAATCCTGCAGGGTTTGAGGGATCTACTACCCCCGAACAAGTGCTACATGGCCCCCAAAGTGATCTATCTCTTACCCAATCGCTTCCGCCGCATGAACCAGAAACAGAAGGATCTCTTACTATAGTAGCAGTCAGAGGTGCTCTGGCTCGGCCTCTACCGTAACCGCCACCTGAAGTGACAGAAAAACTTAGTGTGTAATATCCATCACTAATCATTGGCTGACCAGAAGTTGAATAACGTGTCGGAGAATAAGTTCTTGTTCCTGGAATATAGCCAGGCGCTGGCGGGCCAACTATAGGAGGTATTATTGCAGTGTTAATATAAGGAAAAGGATCATAATCTGGATTAGGTATTTCTTCTGGGTTTTCAGGACCCGGCGGTTCGTTTGGATCAAAATCTGGATTAGGAATTTCTTCTCTAGGGTCGTAATCAGGGTTTCTTTCGTTATCGACAACTTCCGGGGCTTTATATCTTTGTGTTGTTCTCCATTCGTTGGGTTGAAATGGTGTAACTGTTGCAGGTTCCCAAGTCACTGCTAAAAATTTTTCTCTATATATATTTGAGAGTTTGCGTGTAGTCGCATACAGGATATATCTTTGAATCGCAATCCAATTGTATGGTAGTCCAGACATTGATCCAAACATATCGGACATAGTATATGTGTTATTTGGTCCGCTTCCTTGAGCCAATAGTCTTTTAGCATTTCTACTAGATGATCTATTTGTGGGGACATCTGCTTGAGTGCTTAACTGAGACAACGTGCCGTCATTTCCTGCACCTTGATTGACTACTTCTAATCCTCTAATGACTCTAGAAAACTCTGGCAATGTACAATTTTCGATGTTTTTGATTTGCCTTAATGCATATCCAAAGGCTCCGGCGGCTATGGCAACGTCTTCAGGTAATATATCTTTTAAATAAGAATCAAACCCGATCGGTGGATTTTTATATAAATTTGGATTTAAAATATTATTTTCAGTAGTTACTGGATCTCCATCTGGTATTAAAGTTCCAACTGCTTGTCTAACAGAATTCGTCTTTAATCGATAATCTACACCGCCACTACTATTATAAATAAAATAAGATGAATAAGCAGGGTTGCCTAGTCTGTTGTCATAGATAGGAACAGTCAACGATCTCCAGCTACCATTACGATCAAGTAGTCTTCTTGGATTTAATAAATCTGCTAAAGATTCAAACCCGCCGGAGCTATAGCTTCCTTTAACCATAAAAGACTCTATGCCCAGTCTTGCTAACACTTCTGTTAAGTTGTTTTTGCTGCCTGACGTTCCACGTATTGCTAAAAATGCTCCGTAAATTTGTTTTTCTTGGGTAGTAGTCAAACTTGTTGATTTTTTAGAAACAATATTAGAAATGTCTTTGTTTGTGAGTCCTGATGCTAACAGCGCCAGGCTTAACTCTTGTGTAATTGCATTGTTTCTCGCTAAAGTTTTTAATAATGTAGATGGCAATCCAAAAGAGGATAACATACTTAAATCGATTGCGTTGCCTAACAATGACAAATCTTGTCCAAAATCAAATGTTGCCGAATTAACTCCAGTTACATCAGCAGTTATTAAGTCATCTATATTAGTGTACATTCCACTCAAAAAGTTTTGAGAATCTTGTATTGCATATATTGCCTGGTTTGTTGACTGAAGCCAAGATTCAAATGACATATAAGAACCTAAAAATTCACTATATTCTGGACTAGTAGAAGGAGGACTACTGCCGTTCCAGTTAAATTCGTTATGTGCTTGTAAGGCGTGTAATCTCACATAGCCCCACTGAGTAATAGACTTGTTTGGATTAGAAGTATTATATGGTAACCAACTAGCACTCTGACCGTAATCTGTATTGCCCTCAACGTCATACCCAGTATTAGCCGGTGCTTGACAATTTAACTGCTTAGATGCAACAGAACCCGAGCCTGCCCAAACTCTAGCCTCATCTTCTGGTTCATAAGTAGGGGGCTTAGCATTTCCTAAAGCATGAACTTCTCTTCCCCGCCTTCCTGTAATAGTTATTATATTGTTGTATGTGTTGTCTGTTAATAACCCTCTGTTGAAGCCATCATGTATACTCCAAGTAAGTAATCTGAGAACCGTATTTTGAACTACAGTACCAAATGTATAACTGTCATTAGAATTGCTACGGCCCATGTACGCGGCGGCCAGGGGATTAATATTAAAGCCACGATTTTGAAGTAGGTCTCCTAAAGCGGATATTCCTATAGGATTTTGTTTGCCTGAATCTGCCATTTACTTATTCTCTCTAAGGAACATTTACGTCTGAACTGCCCTGTTCGACTTTGTGTCCACATGTAGTACCTGACCCTACTCTAAGAACAGGAGATCCCTCAACAAAAACTGAGGGGCTACCTTGAGTAGTCTTGGCTTTTTTGTGTTTGCCTTTACCGTGGGGAGTTATGTCGCTGACGTGCAGACCCACAGGCTTTCCGTTTGCAAAGACGCTTTTTGCGCCTTTTACAATCTTTCCACCCTTTTGTGTTTGATCGCCCTGTCTGCTTAGCTTTGCCATATTATCCTAATACTAATTTTTTCTCTGGAAGTTGAATTCCAGTAGTCGCTTCAACATACTTGTCTTTAACCGTATCATCGGTTTTAACATATAAAGCAACGCTATTAGTATTTAGTCTATATTCAGACTTGGGATTTGCAGTAAATACGCTGGGGACTAGACCCATGCCCTGAGGGCCAGGAGCAACTGAAACTGGCTCATTAATAACTAATTCACCGTGTTCATCATCTACTTTAGTTACTTTTGTGATTAACTCTTCGCCGCTGTTAAGTTTGATAGTATATACTTCATTTAATTCGATATTCATTATTGATCCTTATGTTTGTTGTATACTTATTTAACAGTTTGACAAATCAGTTATAATTAATCTGGAAATCTTTCTCTAAGATCAGTAAAACCTCCCACATATTCATCATCTAAAAAGATTTGTGGTACAGTTTTTGCATCAGGAACTGCTTCGAGCATTTGCTCTCTAGTCCAATTTTGGTCAATTAAACGCTCTTCAAACTCGATATTATGAGATTTTAGTAAGTTTTTTGCTTGTACACAAAATGGACAAGTTTGTTTGCTCCAAATAATTGCTTTCATCTTATCTCCTTATGCTTCACACGCCGCACAGCCAGTAGACATCACACGCTTTCTAGTTAATGACTGTGCTTTTGACATTGAGTAACTATAGTACAAACTTTTAACACCCATTTCCCAAGCGTGTAAGTAAATAGCATTGATTTCTTTTACACTCATATCTGGATCAAGCATTAAGTTTAAACTTTGACCTTGATCGATATACTGTTGACGGATACCTGCTTGGTCAATAATAGTGTATGGATTGATTTCAGAAAAAGTTTTAAACACTTCTTTTTCTTCTTG